CCGGTGATCCTATCTATGTGGGCAAGGCTGCACTAGATGATCAGGGCGGGTATGTGCCAAAGAAACGGGCAGATGCAGATCGCATTACCAAATACCTACCACTGGTATACGCAGCAGCTGCACAACTGTGCCGACCGCAGGATGATTATGACGAGATCTGGTGCGAGGGTGTGCTCGGGCTGGTCGAAGCGGATGCTAGGTATAACCAGCAAAACAATGCGGCTTTCGCCTCTTTCGCCAAGCCGTATGTGTCGGGCTACATCCTGAACATGCAGAACCCACAGCGCAATGGCCAAATGAATATGGTGCAGGGGCGCATCGAGGCCTACCTCTCTGACCAAGAAACCACAGAAAGGAAGCACCAGATGGGCCAAATCTATGAGGCATTCCAAGACCTTACACCAAAGCAGCGCTATGTTATGCGTGGTTTGTATGAGCTTGGGTTGACTCAGGAACAGGTGGCCGACAGGCTTGGGATTGACCAGACATCAGTCCGAGACCTTCACGGTCGCGCAACTGTTGCAATTCGGAAACACATTGGGGTGAATGTAACAGAAAACGAAAAAGTTTGCGGTCGGGGGGCCCTTAAATCCTGAGTTCTCGTTATCTAAGAGTAGATACTTAAGGTAAACCTAAAGCTTACCACCCCTACCGCTACTAATAGTAAAACTTAAGTTACCCTATAGTGGGGGTGGCAAGGAGGAACCACGATGGCTGAGATAAGCGGGCAACCCTGCCCAAACTGTGAAAGCTCTGATGCTTTCTGCTACAACACAGAGAAGATGGTGGGGGTATGCTACTCCTGCCGCTCTCCATACCCCAAGAAGGGGAAGAAATACCCTGAGGAGATCTTACAAAAGTTCCCCTTAGATAATAATTCTTTTGGTGGTGGTTTCGAAGATGAAATCCCAGTCAGGGATGCGCTCGGCCCAGCCAACTACCAATTTATCCCATTCCGTGGCCTGTCTAAGGAAACCATGGAGCACTGGGGTGTGAAGACATTGCTAAGCGGTTCTGGTGAGCCTATCCAGCAGGAGTATGTATATCCCTCTGGTGGTAAGAAGATCCGCACGCTGCCTAAGAAGTTTCGGGCCATTGGCCTAGCAACCGATGAGCTGTTCGGTATGAACTTGTTCACTGCAGGTAGCAGCAAGATGGTTACTATCACGGAAGGCGAGCTTGATGCCATGTCTGTATGGCAGATGCTTGGTGGTGCTAGATCACGGTATGCCAACCCAGTTGTATCGTTGCCCAGCGCCACACCATCCGGTAAGCTCTGGAAAAATGTGCATGACTGGTTAAACACCTTCGACAAGATCGTGCTGTCGATCGACAACGATGGGCCTGGGGATGAGATCGCAAACAAGATCAACAACCTTTTCCCCAACAAGGTTTATCGTGTAGACCACAGCAAGTTCAAGGACGCCAATGAATTCTTGCAGGCTGGTAAGGCCGAGGAGTTTAAATCGGCGTGGTTCAATGCCGCAAGATACGTGCCTGATAACATCCTGCACAGCGCATTGGACTTCCTAGATCTGTTCGACAACACGCCTGATCATAGCTACGTGCCAACTGGTATCCCGGACTTTGATGCCAAGGCAATGGGGCTTATGCAGGGCCACTTCACTGTGTTTAAGGCACCAACTGGCATCGGTAAGACCGAGCTCATGCGGTTCCTCGAACACAACTTCCTGAAGCGTGGTGTGGCATTCGCAACCATGCATCTCGAGGAGACCAAACTGCGCTCGATCCTGGGCCTGGTCTCGTATGATCTGGGTGACAACCTGACCCGCAAGGATCTGATCGAGGAGAAGGGGCGCGTAGAGGACGTGAGAGCGTCTATCAGCCGCATTGCAGAGTCTGGGCTATACTACCAATACTTCCTCAAGGACGGCCAGTCAGAGGACGATCTGGTGGCTCAGATACGCATGTTCAAGGAAGCCTATGGGTGTAAGTTCGTAATGTTCGAGCCCATCCAGGATGTGGTGACAGTCAGCAGCGAGGACAACAAGGAGAGCAAATTGGCTGAGCTGGCGGTTCGGTTGTCTAAGGTGGCAGCTGATCTGAACGTGGGCATCGTGACTATCGCCCACACCAACGAGGATGGTGATGTAAAATACTGCAAGATGATTGCACAGCGTGCCTCAGTTATTGTGCGTCTTGACCGAGATAAAGACGCCGAGGACTTTGGTGACAGGAATACAACCCGTTTGTATATTGAAAAGAACAGACCAACCTCGGAAGAGGGACCAGCTGGAGAGATGCTCTTTGACATCGACACCTTCACTATGGAGCCATTATGATATTTGACATCGAGACCGACGGGCTGAACGCCACCAAGATCCATGTCTTTTCATGGATGGATGATGAGGGTGTGGTTCAATCCACCAACGATCCTGAGGTGATGCGCCAACTGGTAACAGGGGCCGACACTCTGGTAGGGCACAACATTATTCGCTTTGACCTTCCTGTGTTAGAGCGTTTGGTTGGTGCGAAACCAACAGGTACTATCATAGACACCCTGCCGCTGAGCTGGTATCTATTTCCACAACATGTTCGTCATGGCCTAGATGATTGGGGCAAGCGCCTCGGCATTGCAAAGCCAGCGATCGAGGACTGGGATAGCCTGACATATGAGGAGTATAAGCATCGCTGCGAAGAGGACGTAAAGATCAACGCCAAGCTGTGGCAGGACATCGACCGCAAGCTTGACCTGATCTACCGAGGTGAAAACAAGGACCGCCTGCTAAACTACATGGCATTCAAGATGAAATGCGCAGCTGACCAAGAGGCGTATGGATGGAAGCTTGATGTGGCAAAGGCAGAGGCCCTTGTTGAAGAGATAACTAGACTGAAGGACGAGAAAGAGGAGCAACTACGAAAGGCAATGCCAAAGGTTCCGATCACAACTGTGAAGAACAAGCCAAAGCAGATGTATCGGAAAGATGGCACACTATCCACCCGGGGCGAGGCCTGGGAGCAACTACTACGGGACAAATTCCTACCGGCCTCAACATCAACCCCCGTCACGATCGTGACCGGATACGAGGATGGCAACCCCAACAGCCACGAGCAAGTTAAGGAATGGCTGTTCAGCCTCGGGTGGAAACCACAAACATTCAAGTATGTGAAAGGAGAGGACTTTGGTGATGAGCGGAAAATCCCACAAGTCAGGGACGGGTCAGAGCTCTGCGAAAGCGTCAGAGACTTGGCATCAAAAGACCCCGCTATCGAGCTTCTCGATGGTCTGTCTGTGCTTACTCACAGGCTTGGTGTTGTTCGTGGTTTTGTAGAAAGCCACAAGGATGGTTGGTTGAAGGCAGAGGTTGCGGGACTGACCAACACCTTCAGGTTCAAGCACATGAAGCCCCTAGTGAACCTACCAGCAGTAGACAAACCCTGGGGCAAAGAGATCAGGGGGTGCCTGACAGCACCGGATGGCCACACACTCTGTGGTTCCGACATGGTATCCCTAGAAGACACAACCAAGCGTCACTACATGCAGCCACTAGATCCTGACTATGTTGCAGAAATGTCACGCGATGGTTTCGATCCACACCTCGACCTGGCTAAGTTTGCTGGGGCTGTAACCCAGGAGGATATTGACGATCATAACGCAGGCAAGAGAGACCTTGGCGCGCTAAGAAAGAAATACAAGGCCGCCAATTATTCGTGTGTCTATGGTGTGGGAGCTGCTAAGCTTGCCCGGACCACAGGCATGAAACAAATGGAAGCTAAGAAGCTGATCGACGCATACTGGGAACGTAACTGGTCTGTGAAGAAAGCAGCCGAGAGCCAGAAGGTTCGGGAGATACGTGGTGAGAAATGGATTCTTAACCCTGTCTCTGGGTTCTGGCATAACCTGCGGTTCGAGAAGGATCGCTGGTCAACTATTAACCAATCAACCGGGGTGTTCTGCTTTGACAGCTGGGTGGCAATCATCAAGAACAATGGGGTTAAGGTCATTGGCCAATTCCATGACGAGGCCTGTATTGTCACAACAGACGAAGCTGAAACAGAGCGCATCCTAAGAGAGGGCATTAAGGCAGTGAATGACAAACTGAAACTGAATGTCAAACTGGATATAGATGTCCAATTCGGAAACACTTACGCGGAGGTGCACTGATGTGACTTGTATAGTTCCTGATGGTGGGTACCCCACACAGGATGGATACCTGAGGGTTCTCACAAAACCAAGAAAGCTTGGTGGAAAACTCAAGATGCTCCACCGCATTGAGTGGGAAAAGACCCACGGCCCAATACCAGACGGGTTCGAGGTAAACCACAAGTGCAAAAACCGAGGGTGCTCAAACACCAACCACATGGAGTTGCTTACAAAAAGTGAGCATAAATCCAAAGACAATGCTCTGAGGTACAAAGACAGGGCAGAACGGGTATTCGTGCACCACATGAAGAACCCAGACCTGACACAGAAACAACTTGCCGACCTTTTTGGAGTAACGCAGTCGGCAGTTACAAAAATCATACGGAGATACACTAATGGCTAAAACTAAAATCGTAAAAATGACTGGCTTCGTTGAGTATGCACGCGTGTTCCCACAGAACATGGATGCCAACATGGAGTTCCATGCCAAGACCGAGGGTCAGTATAACGTAAACTTCTACCCCGAGACTGAGGCTGACTTCGAGCGCTTCTTTGCTGCTGGTGCACCTCAAGCCACCATGGGCCACGATACTATCAAGCTGGGTAACAGTGAGCTGGGCATGGGTAAGTTCATTAAGCTGAAGCGCCCACACAAGCACCCCTCGGGCATCGAGGACTTTGGTGGCGCGCCCCTGGTGTTTGACTTCACGAATGGTGAGAGCACCAAGAAGTGGGATATGGACACTGATGGTGAGCTTGGCAACGGCACTAAGGTGCACGTCAAGGTTTCTATCTACGGTGAAGGCCCACGGGCATCGATCCGCCTGGAGCGTATTGCTGTGGTAGACCACGTGGAGTTTGATGGTGCCGAGGGTGGCACGAGCAATGAGGACAAATTCTAATGCGTATTACAATCCAGATCCAAGACGGTGATTCGTATACTGAGGTGTGGCGGGACGATGTGGAGTATCTGCCTAGTATTCTTGATCTGTACAAGGAGGCCCTTAGCCGCATGACGTTTACTCAAGTCTGCTCTGTGGCAGCTGAGTATGAGAGTGGCAAAATGGTCTGGTCTGACGATATCTAAAAAGGAAGTGGCCGATGAGCAACGTAATTAATCTGAGTGAACACAAGAAAGAGTTTATCGAGGTAGAGATCGATTGGGAGCTGTTAGAGGCTGCAGTCGATGTTTTCGATGGTCTCTTAGAGACTGGTGAGGTAAACATGGTTGAGTTTGCTGAGGCTTTCTTGGTTATCGGCCACATCACAGAACAGCTTATGCCACACCTGGAGGCGGCAAAGGATCGTGACTGGGAAAC